ATACTTCATCGAGCTTGACGATGATTATACAGGCTGGCGTTATCGGAGGGCGGGAAGGGGCCACCGGCTTAATATCTCCACCGAGGAGGAGGAGTACCATAGCTGGAAAATTGGGAACCTTGATATGGTCTTTGACGCCTTGGTAAGACTTATCGAAACCACGCCGATAAAAACGATTGCATTATCCCAAGGCGGCGACCATCAGGAACGAGGTGGCCTGGTTCAGCGATTCCGACGAAAGGCAATGAACAGCTTCGTTTGTGCTGTAGCAAAGCCCATACGGTTCCTAGGCAGGCTCAACGATGATGTCAACACCTATGTTTCCCTAGGGCGAACCGGGGAGTTATTCTTTACTGACCAAGAACTTCAGCTTGACCAGCGTCCGACACAATTAAACAGCGGCGGGATGTCTGAGGTCTATCAGGAATCGGGCACCTATGTGAAGTCCTTTTATACGGTAATGGCGGCTCCTTCCTGCACAACCGTTGGGGTCATGGGAACCAAGTATCAACGCCTGCATCATAGAATTAACTGGCGCAAAGCATTCCCGCTGATTCTCAGACAATGAGTTTGTTTCACGACATACATAACCGGAACCTGTTGGATGAATGCCCTGTAGGAATTGATTCACATGACTGGGGATTATTTCGAGACAACTACAAAAGGGCAGAGCAGTTTGAGCAACTACCAAGCCCCGTTCAGCTAGATATTGAGTTGAATGGTGGCTGCAACATGAGTTGCCCCTTCTGCCTGCATGGGTACGGTGATAAAAGGCCGAATACGTTAATGCCGATAGAACGATACAAGGCATTGATAAACGAGGCGGTTGCGCTTGGTGTTAGAGGGCTGAAGCTGAACTATATCAATGAGCCAATGCTGCGAAAAGACCTGGAGGAGTGTATAGCCTATGCCAAGGCCGCCGGAATACTGAATGTGTACATGGTCACAAATGGAACGCTGCTGAACGATAAAAGGCGGGATTCTATGTTGGACTGTGGCATCACGAAGGTCTTTATCTCCGTGGATGCTGCAACGTCTCAGACATATAATAGGCAGAGACTGTCCGGTCAATTCGACCTCGTAGTGAAGAATATCTTGGATTTTGTGGAAGAAAGGAACCGCCGGGGACTGGCGTATCCACTTGTTCGAGTCAGTTTTTTACGAAACGCCTTAAATGCCCACGAGGAGGAGGCTTTTCGAGAATTCTGGCAGGATAAAGTCGATATGCTTGCCTTCCAGAAGATGAACGATTTGCCTGACTTGGATAGCGGGTTGACCATTAAGGAACCGGGCATGGAATCGGAGGGCTGCACCTTCCCATCTAAGCAATTGGTTGTTGATTATGAAGGTGATATTTTGCCTTGCTGTAAGATGGGCGGGAAGAAATTAGCCCTTGGTAATATAGAAAGTATGACTTTGAAAACGGCTTGGAATTCCGACAAGATGCAAGCCTTGCAACTGATGCACAAAGAGAATCGGTGGCGTGAAAACCCGGTATGTAAGCGGTGTATTACGGAGTAATAATGCCGGAAAGCAAACTATCACCACGGCGCATAGAAGCCATCCATAAACAGCGTCAATCCCTGGAATTGCGGATGGCGGGAAGAACCTGGCAGGAGATAGCCGATAGCGTAGGCTATAAAAGCCACAGCGGAGCCATTGCCGCCGTTGAGTCGGCTTTACAGCGCACATTGCAGCCATCGGCCAGTGAATACCGTGCGTTGACACTAGAACGGCTGACGAAGGTGTTGCAAGTCCATTGGCCGTTGATGCTGCAGGCGGATGCTGTTTCAACCCGGCTTTGTTTGCAGGTTATCGGGGATATTCGACAATTGATGGGCATGGATTCCCCAGCCAGAGTGGAGCATACCGGCGCAGATGGTGCGCCTATCCAGCACGAGGTGATGACGTTAGACGTTGGTGACATCGCCGAAGCTCTCTCCGTCCTACGAGATTCTGGGGCCGTCCGGGTGGAAGCCAATGGATACGCTCCAGCTATCGTGGACGGGTTTCATACCGCATAAGCCTACCCCGAAGCAGCTTGCATTTTTGTTATTGGACAACCAGGAAGCCTTGTATGGTGGAGCGGCTGGGGGAGGCAAGAGCGACGCCTTGCTGATGGCGGCGTTGCAGTTCGCCAACGTACCAGGATACGCCGCCCTGCTCCTGAGACGGTCATACACCGACCTTTCGCTGCCTGGTGCGTTAATGGACAGAGCAAGGTCTTGGTTGGGGCCATCGTCCGCCAGGTGGCGTGATTCGCTAAAGACCTGGCAATTCCCCAGCGGGGCCACCCTCACGTTCGGCTACCTGGAAAGGCCGGGAGACGAATACCGCTACCAGTCCACGGAATTCCAGTTCGTCGGGTTTGATGAACTGACCCAATTCACGGAAGCCCAGTATCGTTATCTATTCAGCAGGTTGCGCCGTCCCGCCAATGTCGATGTACCGTTGCGGATGCGCTCTGCCAGCAACCCTGGCGGCCCTGGCCATGAGTGGGTTCGTGAGCGGTTTATAGATACACAAGGGACGGTAGAGGGCCGCATATTCATCCCGGCCACCCTGCCGGATAATCCCCACCTAGACCAAGACGCCTACCTGGAGTCGCTGAACCAGCTTGACCCGATAACCCGGCAGCAGCTTCTCATGGGTGACTGGTCGGCTCGTCAACCCGGCAACCTATTTCGGCGAGAATGGTTTCAGGTGGTCGAAGAATTGCCAGCGGTACGCAATAGGAGCGTCCGTTATTGGGACTTGGCCGCTACGCCGCTCAGAGCGGGGAACGACCCAGACTGGACAGCCGGTGTACGGGTGGATTATGGTTCGGATGGCCTCTATTACGTGGTCGATGTGCAGCGTCTGCGAGGCACTCCCGGCGAGGTCGAATCGCTCATCAAACAGACTGCCACGATAGACGGTGCTGGCACCCAGATATATATCGAGCAGGAGCCGGGAGCCAGTGGCGTGAACACCATTTACAACTACGTCACCAGGGTGTTACCGGACTTCACCGTGCGGGGCCAGCGAGCCACCGGTTCCAAGGTGGAGCGAGCGGGGCCAGTCAGTAGCCAAGCGGAAGTTGGCAACGTCAGACTGCTTCGAGGAGCGTGGTTAGGGCCGTTTTTGGACGAGGTTGAGGCTTTCCCGCTGGGAGGCCATGATGACCAGGTAGACGGCCTCTCAGGGGCATTTATGCGGCTTCGAGGCCTCCACTCCCCTGAGCCGCTCGTGCATAACCTGGTTGGCCCACGAAGGATTAGCCCAGCGAGTAACCCGTTGGGACTCGACCCAGACAACCCGATATACTGGGACATAGACAGGAGATAGCGATGGCAACGGATAGTTGGAGCAAGCGGTATTATGATGGCCTGGCCGACTGGCAGCACGATATCAACGATGCCTGGTTCCGGCGGATGCTGGCCGTATTGAGCGACACTGGTATCCTGGCGGTGCCTGGCATCGGGAAGGTTTTCAACAAACATGGTGAGGAGGTCGAACCGTAATGGTTCTATCAACGAACGGCCTAGACCCAGTGGCCGAATCCTTGATGCGGTGGATACAGCAGCAGGCCGATGACAGACGGGTAGATTACGAACTAGCTCGACGGTACTACGGCGGCGACCACGACACCGCCCTTACAGACCGCCTCAAGAAGTTTTTGCCTCCCAGGTTGCAGTTCCGTGATAACTTCATGAACGTGGTGGTGGACAGCCTATCCGAGCGGCTAACCGTCATCGGGTTCCAGGTAGAAAACGAGGCGGTGTCTGCATGGGCCTGGGATATGTGGAACCGCAACCGGATGGACTATATCCAGAACGTGGTGCATACCGAAACCGTTATGCTGGGCGATAGCTATCTCCTGTGTGATTGGGACGAGGAAAACCAGCGGCCCCGCTGGACGCACCAAATGGCCGAGATGATAGTTCCCCACTATAACGAGGCGAACCGGCAGATAGACTGGGCATCCAAGAAATGGATTCAGCGGCCCCGCATCGGCGAGGAGCCGGAAACCCGGCTGAACCTCTACTATCCAGACCGGGTCGAGAAATACGTGGCCCGTGGTGGCGTGTGGCGGCAGTACAGCGATGAGCAAGACGAGGGCTGGCCGGTGCCGTGGTTAGACGGTATGGGCCAGCCCTTGGGCGTTCCTCTCGTCCATTTCCGCAATCGCCCGATGGGTGGTGATTTTGGGCAGTCGGAAATCATCAACGTCATCCCGATGCAAGACCTGCTGAATAAATCGCTGATTGATTTGACGATGATTCTGGATACGCTGGCCTTTCCGCAGCGTTACACGCTAAATGTGAACCACGGCTCAAGCCGCCTGGATATATTGCCTGGGAGCGTCACAGAGTTCCATTCTGAGTATGATGGTGGCTCAGTAGGCCAATGGAGCGCAGCATCCGTAGATGGCCCTCTCAAGGCCATTGAAGCCCTAGTCCAGCACATCGCCGGAACAACCCGCACTCCCCAGCACCTATTCCAACTGATGGGCGGTGCGCCCAGCGGTGAAGCCCTGAAGACAGCAGAATCTGGCCTGGTAAACAAGGCCAAGCAGCGCATGGTGAACTTTGGGAATTCCTGGGAGGATTGCGTCACGATGGCGATGCGAATCCAGGCGGCCTTCGGCCCAGCCCAACCAGAGATAGATGAAGGCTCCATCAGCACCACCTGGGACGACCCGGAGACC